AAGTAGCGCAAAATTCATTTAAGAGTGTAAACATTCCGCTTTCATCTCTTGATGTTATTACACAGGGTCAGCCTGGAAACCCAGGATTTGGTCCTTATGCAGTCCTTCCAACATATCTGATTGTTCGCAACCGACCAGAGTTAGAAGATGCGTTCCGACCATTGTTCCCTGCTGGTCAGCCACAGAGTGCTGCTGACTTGTTTACACCTGCAGCGCTACGCCGTTTGCGTACTATGTGGACACAGGATGAACTATATGTCCGTACATTCAATCAGATGCTTCGTTATGAGACTTACAACTTTAACAGCGGTAAGCGCACAGCCGAACCAACTTTAGATGAAATCAAGGACAAGACAAACAAGTTCTTTATGCTTCGTGCTTTAGGTTCAATCTCATTGCCTATCGCAGTTAGCCCAGAAACTGATTTCTACCAGCAAACATTCCGTCAGTTTATGAATCAGTATGGTCCAGGTGTAGCAGAGGCTAAGTTCCTTGAGATGTACCCTGATTTCTTTGAGGCAACTGTAAGCCTATCTAAGTCACCAGGTGGACTTGAGGCTAACATTGCTACCGTTAAGAATCTTAAGAAGTTCCAGAACCTTATGGCTAATGCCGAGGCTAATGACAACTCAGAACTTATTGGCTTCCTTGCCAATGACTTTGATGGTCAGTACACTTTTAGCCAGGCTGCATACCAATGGCAGTACCGTCAAGGAGCGTATCCTGGTTCAAAGAACACTTACCGCCAGAACCGCAGCCCAGAAGAATTGCTACGCGATGCAAACATCAAGCGTGGTTGGACACAGTTCAACTCATTGATGGGTCAGATTAACACTTACAAGATTCAGAACGGTATCGTTTCTGATACTGATGATTCCTTAAAGCCAATCATGGCTGCTAAGAAACTATGGCTTCGTCAGATGGCTGAGCAAAACCTTGACTGGTACTCAGAATACATTTCTCCAGACCGTGGTAAGTATGAGCGCAGAGCGTTAGTACTTGAGACAGCCTTGGCAGATAAAAAATGGATGGCACAGAATGGCAGTCGCCCAGTAGTTAAGGCTATGGCTGTGTACTTAGATGCCCGTAAACAACTAGGTAACTTGCTACAACAGCGTGAACGAGCAGGTGGCTCACGCATGCTAGATGCTAAAAGCAATGCAGATGTTGCATTTGTGCTTGACCAAGTACGCACACAACTCGTTGCCGAAAGCCCAGAGTTTGAAGAATTTATGAATCGTTATTTTATCAATGATACGGTGGTGGTCTAATTGGCTGGTGAAAACAACAACAAGCCTGGAACTAAGTCAGGTACTGCTGCAGGTACAGGCGCATCATCAGGCGGTATTGATTTAGCAGCATTGGTAAAGGCAGCACAGGCTGCTGGCTTAGGTGGCGATGTTGCAGCCAAAGGTCCTACTTACACCAAGCAAGATGCCGAGGCTGTCGTTCAGTCTGTTTACCAACAACTACTTGGGCGCAATGCCGTAGGCGCTGAGAAGTCTAAAGCAATCAGCATGTTCTTTAACCAAGGCGCTGAAACAGGTACCACTGGTCGCCAACAGGCAATCGTTGACATGGTTGAAGGTAGCAGAGAATTTACCGTTCGTCAAGAGAATAAGTACATGGATGCTATCTACAACAGCATCGCAGAGGATGTAAGGAAGGCGCAGGCGTAATGGCTAAAGTATTAAGTTATTATCTTAAAGTAGTCAAATACCTAAACCCTTCTTTGTCTGAACAAGCAGCCAAAGCAGCAGCACAGGCTTTGCTTAATGAGGCAAAAAAATCCGAACGCGATAACCCAGGAACTACTTATATTACTGGTCCAGAACGCGACTACCGCAAAGCGATGAGAGAACTAGAAAGCACTGGCGCAACAACTTCTGGTGCAAGCGCAATACAAAACCCTCGTGCTGGCGGAGCAACAGGTACTGGTTATTATGGCTTAACTGGCGATGCTGCTACTTTGGCTCAACTTAATGTTGAAATTTATGGTCTTAAGGGTACACTTGCAGCAAGTAAGCCTGGCTCAAAAAAGTATAACGATGCACTTGCAAAATTAAAAGCAGCAGAAGCAAAGCAAAATGCAATTACTAGCAAGACAAAAGCAGCAGCAGATGCTAAAGCAAAAGAAAAGGCTGCAGCAGAACAAAAGAAACTTGAGGATGCTGCTGCTCGTGCTAAAGATTATGGAACAGAAGCAGAACAAAAAGCAGCAAACGATAAATTAAAAAAATTCAAGACAGAGAATCCAGCAACTCCTACTCCACCAAAACCAGGTGACACAAAGCCAAAAGTTTTGGATACAGATGGCGATGGTATTCCAGATGCTGTTGACAAGAACCCAAAGGTGTTTGATAAGCCAGCACCAGGTGGAAATGCTGGCGGTAGCGGTGGTGGTGGCGGTGGTAACACTGGTCAGACACCTCCACCTCCGCCTGCGGATAGTGGACCAAATGTTAAAGAGTTATGGATTTCGTACCTTCGTACAACCTTTGCATCTTTAGAAGATAAGACACAAAAGGCTGAAATAGATTTACTTCTTAAAAATGCTAAAGATGCTAAGTGGGATGAAGATACCTTTATGGAAGCCCTTAAGGGTACCGTATGGTGGCAAGCAACTTATCCAAGTATTCGTTCATTCTTCTTAGAGACACACGACCCACGCAATGCATCAACCTTTGCTGAAAAAGTATCTAACACAATGGATACAATGCTTGGCAAGTTGGAGGCTTTGGGTGTTACTGTCCGTCAGGTTGACCCTGCAACAGGTAAGGTAATTGACAATACAGATTTCGTTAAAGGTATTGCCCTTAAGTCAATCGAAAACAACTGGGATGATGACCAACTAGAACAGTATCTTGCTACACAAAGCAGCATTATCTTTTCTGGTGGCGGAACCCTTGGTTCATTCTATGACCGCATTGCTCAGCAAGCATACCTCTATGGCGTTCCTCTTGATGAGACTATGAAGAAAACAATTAACACATCATTGCTTGACCCACTAGATGGTCGCGATGCAAACTACTGGATTAAGACAGTAAAAGACATGGCTTACGATGCACCAGAAAATAAGCCATTCCTTGCTTCCCTTCAAGCAGGTCGCAACCTATACGAAGTAACAAACAGTTATCGAACACAGATGGCTAACCTCCTTGAGGTTGACTCAACTGCTATTTCATGGAACGACTTGATGAGTAAGGTAGTTGATAACTCTACAGGTAATGCTCGTACATTTGCAGACTTTACAAAGCAACTTAAGAGCGACCCATTGTGGCAGTACACAAGAAACGCTAAGGAAACATACAGCAATACAGCACTTGATATTGCCAAGATGTTTGGATTTGTGGGGTAATCATGGCAGATACAGCATCAGCACTTCGTAAATTAACTTCTGGTGGAACACTCACACAGGAGGAAAGAAACCTACTTGGTATGGGTCCTATCCCTGGAGCAACTCCAGTAACTGCTACACCTACCAACATTGTCCCAGCAGTTGCAACAGCAACTGCAACAGTAACAGAAATTCCTGTAGGAGATGAGTATGTTACTAACTGGCGCAGTGGTATTAAAGCCAAAAAAGGTACAGCACTTGGAAACTTATTTGAAAAACAAAATGCAGACCGTGCTGTTCGTGATGCTAAGTTTGCCGCTAAACCTACAGAGGACCCAGGTGAGGGTTACCGCTGGGTATGGCAAGAGCGCAACGATACTTGGGCAAAGGTATATTTTGGAACAGGTCTAACTGGTAACGGTAATGGCAACGATGGCGCTGGTGGAGGCGGAGGCGGTGGCGGAGGTGGCGGTGGAAACACTGGCACAAACTACACAGGTGGTGGAACTGCTGCTGACCCATTAAAACTTAACGGCGTAAACTTTACTGGACCCCTTGGCGGAGTTAACTATGTCAATGGTGTTAAGGAAGATATTGCCAAGAGAACTGCACAGCAAGAATTCAAGGCTTCTCTTGCAGAACTTGGCTTAGCAGATTTAGCAAGTGTTATTGATGATTTAATCCGTAAGGATTACACAACTGCACAAATCAAACTAGAACTGCCTAAGACACAAGATTACCAAGATAGATTTCCTGGCATGAAGGCACTTCGTGATGCGGGGCAGGCTGTTAGCGAGGCTACCTATATCTCTATGGAGAAGGGTTTCCTGCAAACACTACAGGCTTACGGTCTTGATACCAAGGCACTTGGTTCTCGCAAGCAACTAGGAACTTATATTGGAAACCTAACAAGCCCTCGTGAGTTTGAGGAGCGAGTTGACTTGGCTGCTAATCGCGTTAAGAACAACGCAGGTGTTATTGAACAGTTTAAGGTTTACTACCCAGAGGTAGATAACGCAGCACTTACTGCTTATTTACTCAACCGCGAAGTTGGCATAGACATTATCAGAAAGCAAGTACGCCTTGCTGAGATTGGTGCTGCTGCAATGGATGTTGGATTTGGTACTGGTGTCTCATTAACTACCGCCGAAGATTTACAGGGTGCTGTTGAGAAACAGGATTACCAGACAATCAGGTCAGCCTTTAGTCAAGCCAAATTCCTTTCAGACCAGCAAGCACGCCTTGCTCGCCTTGAAGGAACTGCTTACTCCCAGAATGAAGCAATTAAGGGAGTCGTTGGCAAAGACATTCAAAGCCAGTTGGCATCTCAGAAGCGTGCTGAGCGAGAAACAATGACTCGCTTTGGTGGTCGCTCTGGAGTAACAAGTACATCGCTCACAGGCGAAACACAAATATAAAAGAATCCCCACTTAACCGACCAGCCTAGGTGGGCGTAAAAGACTGGTAGTGATAGCCAATGTAGTTTCCCCTAACTGCATTGTGGATTGCGAATACAACTAACAAAGGGAGATAGGTAGATGGCTACCAACTATGAATACGATGACGAAGATGATGAAACCACCCAGGACGGTGGCATCAATCAACTCCGCAAAGTAAACCGTGCGCTTGAAAAGCGTGCAAAGGAACTAGAACAGGAGTTGTTAGGTCTTAAGTCACAGACCCGTCAGCGTACTGTCAAGGATGTGCTACAAGCAAAGGGTTTAAATCCAAAGATTGCAGCGTTCGTACCAGCAGATATTGATACTTCGGAAGAATCTATCAACAACTGGATTAACGAATATGGCGATGTATTTGGCGCAGTAACCCAGGCTGAAAATCAGCCAACACAACAGTCTCTAGATGTGACTGCTCAAGCAAGAATTAACAACATGGTCGCTACTGGTCAGGCTCCAAACCTTGACACAGATTCCATGTCGCGAGTCTTGCAGGCAAAGTCACGCGATGAACTAGATGCACTCCTTGGTTTGTAATTAACCCAACCAACTAACCAATCACCAGGAGGTGAACCCACATGGCATATACAGATACCTCGTCTATGGCTGGTCTCGTAAAGACCGCTTATGACCGTTATGTAGAATTTGCCCTCCGCGATACGCCGATGATTCGTGCAGTAGCGGACAAGCGCCCAGTTCAGCAGGCGATGCCAGGTTCAAGCGTTGTATTCTCACTTTACAATGACTTGGCTGCAGCAACTGCTGCTCTTTCAGAAACAACTGATGTAGATGCAGTAGCACTACCAGATGTTTCAACAGTTTCAGTTACTCTAAACGAACAGGGTAACGCAGCACTTGCAACTCGCAAGTTGGAACTCATGTCACTATCAGATGTTGACCCAGCAATCGCTGACATCATCGCTTACAACATGGCTGACTCATTAGATGACATCGCGCAGCAAGCGCTTGTCAACGGTGTAAATGTTATCTACTCAGGTGCAGCAACATCAACAGCAACAATCACAGCAGGTATGACAATCACATCTGCTAACCTTCGCAAGGCAGTTGCTAAGTTGCGTACTAACAAGGCTGTGCCTCGTGCAGGAAGCCTATACTGGACAGGTATCCACCCAGAAGTTTCACACGACCTTCGTGCTGAGACAGGAAACATCGGATGGCGTGACACACACCAGCACACAGATGCTTCATTGGGTAACCTATTCGCAGGCTCAATCGGTACATACGAAGGTGCTTTCTTCATTGAGAACCCACGCATGTACTCAAGCAAGTCAGGTGCAGACCAGACAGCATTGGCTACTACAGCCGTAACTGTTGCTGGTACATCAGCAGGCTTCACATTCGGTGTTGCCTCAACAGCCGTAATTGCTTCTCGTGCAGAAGTTGGCGACAAGGTTGCAGGAACAGGTATCGCTTCTGGTGCCAAGATTACTGCTATCACAACATCAGGTTCAACAACAACATTCACTGTTGACACAGCAAACACTGCTGCAGTTACAGTATCAACTGTTGTAACTGTTACACCTGTAACTCGCGTATTCGACACAATCCTTGCTGGAAAGCAAGCATTGGCTGAGGCTGTTGCACAAGAGCCATCAGTTGTTATCGGACCAATCACCGATAAGTTGATGCGCTTCCGTCCAATCGGATGGTACGGTGTTATCGGATGGTCACGCTACCGCGAGGCTGCTCTATACCGCATCGAATCAGGTTCATCAATCGCTGCTCTCTAGGCAGTAGTTGTCGGGGGGGTGGGGCGAAAGCCCCATCCTCTGCAACGGAATAGGACAATATGACTCAGTACATTTTTACAACACCCATCGTTGAAGAAACACCAATGAGTGATGGTCCATTGTTTTCGCGCTATAAAATC